TCTATTGTATCTGATATTACAAACGGTAAATACAAAGTATTGAAGTGGGATAAACAAGAAAGAAAATATTATCCTATTGAGATTAATCTATACGAGAAAGGAGAAATAGATGACAATTAATTTTGAAGCAGACCAACAAGATGCGATGAGTAAAACTGAAAACATTCAGTCTCTTGCAGATCAAGTACAAATGTTAGAGGGTTTAAACACTAGAATAGAGGCTAGTGAAAATAACATAAAAGATTTAAAAAAAGAATACCAACGTATATCAGGTGAGGTCATACCAACCATGATGTCCGAGATGGGTTTAGCAGAATTAAAACTTTCAGATGGATCACATCTTAAAGTTTCAACGACGTATCGTGCTACTATTACAGAAGCAAATAAAGAGACGGCGTTTAACTGGCTTCGTAACAATGGATTAGGTGATATTATTAAGAACGAGATCTTGGTATCATTTGGTCGTAACGAGGATAACAAGGCAGCAGATTATGCTGAACTTGCGAAGGGTCACGGGTTTCAACCAACACAAAAGATGAAGGTTGAGCCTATGACTCTGAAAGCGCTAGTCCGTGAGCGTATTGAGGCAGGTAAAGAAATGCCAACGGAAATCTTTGGGGTATTCTCAGAGAATAAGACAACAATAAAAAGGAACAAGTAACATGAACCAAGTAGCAGAAAAAAAAGAAGGCGCATTAGCAACAAATTTATTTGAAGCTGATGCAAATCAAGGTGCTCAAAATATATCGCAAGAAGATCTTGCGTTACCTTTCTTAAAAATTTTGGGACAACTATCTCCAGAGGTAAACAAAAGAGATGGTAAATATGTCGAAGGCGCAGAGCCAGGCAAAATAATAAATACTGTAACTAATGCATTGTATGACACAATTAATGTCATACCTGTTTTTTACAAAAGACAATACATAGAATGGCAAGATAGAGGTACCAGCACTGGTGCACCGGTTGCAATTCATGATGTTAGTAGTGATATAATTAGTAAAGCCACAAAAGGTAAAGACTATAAAGACAGATTACCAAATGGTAACTATCTTGATAACACAGCTAGTCATTTCGTATTGACTGTAGGAGACAATCCGTCAACAGCTTTGATTTCTATGAAATCTACTCAACTTAAAGTTAGTAGAAAATGGAACTCAATGATGATGGGTTTAAAAATGCAAGGTAAGAATGGTTTATTCACACCGCCAACTTATAGCCACATTTACAAACTATCTACGACTCAAATGTCTAATGACAAAGGAACGTGGTTTGGTTGGGATGTATCTCAAGTAGGTCCTGTAGAAGATGCAAATCTTTATGGTACAGCAAAATCTTTTGCTGAATCAGTAGGTAAAGGTGAGGTCCAAGCTAAACACGGTACAGAAGAGAAAACTAACTCTCCTTACTAATCGAATCCTAGGTAGTGGGCGTTGAAGCGAGAGTGGAATCGCCCACTTAAGTTAATTGTATATTTATTATGGTAGAAAAATTTAGAAAGATATTTAAAGGTTTAGAAGAAAGATTCGGGTACCATGTACTTGACCAAAGTAATGGTGACGGTAAAAAATCTGGTACTTCATTTACATCTTCTTATGCACACACAGAAGAAATGTGGAAGGCTCATCTAGAAGGAATTAAGTTTAATGTTAAAACAAAAACAAAAATTATACAAGCAGATAGTCTAGGTCTTTGTCCTATTACTAGTGATAGTAAATGTACTTGGGGTGCAATAGATTTAGATGAATATAAACCTGATGTAAAAGAATTATATAAAAAAATAAAAAGTTTAAATGTGCCAGTAATACCTTTTAAATCTAAAAGTGGTGGCATACATGTTTATATATTCTTAACAGAAGAAGTCCCTGCATTATTATTAAGGGAAAAATTACATTCAATAAAAAATATATTTGGAGATTGTAAACCAGATAAAATATTCCCTGTGCAAAAATATTTGAATCTTGAAAAAGGTTCGGCAGGTAGTTGGATCAATCTTCCATACCACAATCATAAAGATACTGTGAGGTATATGATAAAAGAGGATGGCTCTAGGGCCACCCTAGAAGAGTTCTTTGAACACTATGAAAGAAATACAGTCACTCCCAAACAACTCAAAACATTAAAATCAAACATAGACGAAGGAGACTCTGGAGAATGGTTCCAAGATGGTCCTCCTTGTATGCAAGCACTTGCAAAATTTGGTGTACCTAAAAGTCAAAGAAACGAAGTTTTATTAGATATGACTAGGTATGTAAAACAAAGATATCCTGAAGATTGGAAAGATAAAACTTTAGAATACAATAAACAATTCTTTGAACCTAAAGGAAAAGGTATGGGTTTTAGTGAGGTAAGTGGAGTCATAGGTTCTAGAGAGAAAAAAGATTATGTGTACAGGTGTGACCAAGATTGGTTAAAAAGTTATTGTAACAAAGAAGAATGTATTAAAAGAAAGTTTGGTATAAGTGGATCATTAAGTAGTGAGTTAGTATTGGGTCCTTTATCTTACGTAACATCCAATCCTAAAATTTGGTATCTAGGTTTTAATGGTGAAGAGGTAGGTCTATCATCAAAAGAATTAGTTAAACAAGATTTAGCAAGAGAAGCTGCAACAGAACAAACCGGTAAGACACCACCTAAAATTAAAAACTGGGATATGCAGTTACGAACACTTCAAGAAAAAGCTACAGAAATAGATGCACCAGAAGAAAGTTTACCAACGTTTAGATTAAAAACAAGTTTAGAAAGTTTTTGTTTTAATACTAGAGTAACTAAAGACAAGAAGAAAATATTACTAGGTAGACCTTTTGAAGATGAGTCTTCAATTAAATTTACGTTTGGAGACTTTTTTAAATATATAAAAGCTGATGAATGGAATATTACTCCAGACATTACACACCAAATGTTAAAAAAAATTCCTGGTATTACAAGAGATAAATTTCATATTAAAGAAGGTGTTAAACGATGGGTGTATGTTTTACACAAAGAACAGTTTGACAATGAACCTGAAGTAAAACAAGAAGCTCCAGAATATGTTAGCAAAGATAATGAAAGTGCATTTTAATGTTAGATAGATTTTACAGGAGAAGATATAAAATATTAGGTGGTCCTGGTTGTGGTAAAACAACTAAGATACTAGATATTTTAGCTGATTATATTAAAGGAGGTATAAACTTAGATCAAGTTTTATTAATTGGTTTTGCTAAAGCGACAGTGCAAGAGCTACAGGCTAGAGTAATTAAAAAAGGTTTACTTACAGAAAAACAAGCTGAATCAATTACAACAATACATAAGTTTTGTTTAAATCAAATTGGTAAACACGACATTTTAAACTCTAGTATAAAAACAGATTTTAAAAAAAGAATGGAATCTGACCCTGACACTTGGGTTATGTTAGATGATGAAAAATACGACAGGGAAGATGAAGAGCCTGCACAATGGACAAAACAAGAAGATAAAAAAATGGCTGTTTATTATGACATAATAAATAAAGCACACCATCATACAGGTTTTGATAAAAGACATAAATACAAAAATGATTTAGATAAAATTTTAAGTTTTTTTGGAGAAAGTGAAAATGATACATACAAGAATGTACACACAGGGCAGTTAACTTATTTTTACACTAATCTTCAAAAGTTTAAAAGTCAAACAGGGGTTATTGATTTTGATGACATGTTATTAAAAGCTTTATACCCGACTGTAGAATTTCAACCATATAAACTTGTATTGGTTGATGAGGTTCAAGATCTTTCAAAATTAGAGTGGCAAGTCATATCTAAGATAGCACAAAAGACAGAAGAGTTATTTTTAGTTGGAGATGATGACCAAGCTATATTTGGTTGGAAAGGGTCTGACGTATCTATATTTCAAAAGTGGCCTTGTAAAAAAGAAAACATTACACGTTTAAAAACATCTCACAGACTACCAGGAAAAATATATGATTTTGCTTTAAGCATTAGAAATGACATAAAACACAGGTTAGGTAATGAGTTTACATGTCAAAAAAGAATAGACCCGGATAAAAAAGACGAAGGACATATAGCTTATATAAATGGTTTAGATGAAATAGAGGGTTTAGATAAAGACTCTGAAATTATTTTTTGTGCAAGAGCTAAAAGTTCTTGTAGGAAATATGCGGATTTTTTAAAACATAATAATTTAATATGGTTAGAAAAATCACAAAGTGTAGATGACAGGGGAAAACTTAAAAGTTCTTTTCCTAGTAATTGTAAAGACGTAATAGAGTCTTGGCATACCCTACAAGAAGGACACTCAATTAAAGGAACTGATTACATAAAAATGGTGAAAGAAATAAACAAGGATTTTATTTCTGAGAGAAAGAAAACTGCTTTATCTAAAAAAGATACAGCACCACCAGAATTATATGTAGCAGATGCTTTATTTTCTTACGAAGAATTAAGAAACAAATACTATTTAAACGCTCCCTTAGAAAAAATGTGGCATGAGATTTTTTACTTTGATACCACAAGAATTCAATCAGCTAAAAAACCTAAAGCTATATTTAGAGATAGAGAAGACTTTAATGACTATCTAAAAGGGTGTTGGGAAAAAAATAAAAATTTAACGACTAAAATTATATTATCAACTATCCATGGAGTAAAAGGAATGGAAGCTGAAAAAGTAGTTTTATCTGTTGAGTGGGGTTATTCATTAAAAGCATATAAAATGGGTGACCAAAAGAAAGAAGATGAAGAACTTAGGGTTTGTTATGTAGGAGTTACTAGATCTAAAAAAGAATTATATCTACTTGAATTACCTGGCGAATACAAAAACCCTTTTCCACCATTACAAACTTACTTAGGAGAAAAATATGACGGATAAAAATATATTTGATGATGCGTTTCCACAAGATAAACAAATTGGAGGATCTCATTACAAAAACTTTACGATTCAACCATACGAATTTATTTCTAAAAACAATCTCTCATTCTTTCAAGGGTGTGTTGTAAAATATGTTTGTAGATATTTACACAAAAATAAGGTAGAAGACTTAGAAAAGATAATACATTATTGTCAATTAGAAATTAAAAAGATGAAAGATACAAAATGATACAAAGACCTTTATTTGCTGCACAGACAGAATGGTTTCCACCAGATGATTTTCCAGACTTATCTAAATATGATGAGATTGCAATTGACTTAGAAACTAAAGATCCGGATCTAAAAACAAAAGGCTCTTCTTCTATGAGAGGACAAGGTGATGTAGTTGGTATTGCAATAGCTGTTAAAGATTGGTCAGGCTATTATCCTATTGCACATGAATCAGGACCCAACATGGAAAGAAAAAAAGTGCTTGGCTGGTTTGCAGATGTACTTAAAACAAATGCGGATAAAATATTTCACAATGCTATTTATGATATGTGTTGGATACATAGACTAGGGTTCAAGGTTCAAGGAACAATTGTTGATACAATGATCATGACTTCTTTAGTTGATGAAAATAGATTTAGATATGACTTAAACTCTGTGGCACAATTTTACACAGGTATGGGTAAAAATGAATCTGCATTACAAGAAGCAGCAAAAGAATGGGGTATTGACCCTAAAGCAGAGATGTACAAACTTCCTGCTATGTATGTAGGTGAGTATGCTGAACGAGATGCTGAAGTAACTTTAGCTCTATGGCAAGAACTTAAAAAAGAAATAGAACACCAAGACTTACAATCAATTGTTGAGATAGAACAAAAAGTTTTCCCTTGTATATTTGATATGAAAATAAAAGGTGTAAGAGTTAGCGAATCACAAGTTGATCAACTAGACCACCAATTAAAATTATCTTATGATAAGTATATAAAAAGAATAAACAATGACACAGGTATCTACCCTGAAGTTTGGGCTGCAAAAAGTATTGAACTTGTATGTAACAAATTAGGTATTGATGACTTTGATAGAACAGAGAAAACACAAAAACCTTCTTTTACAAAAAATTATTTAAAGAACCACAAACACCCAGTGCTTAGAGCAATTGCAAGTGCAAGAGAACTTGATAAACTAAAGAATACTTTTTTAGAATCTATTAAAAACTATGTTTACAATGGTAGAATACATGCAGATATACATCAATTAAAAGGAGACTTTGGAGGAACTATAACTGGGAGGTTGTCTTACTCTAAACCTAATTTACAACAGCTACCTAATTATACTAATGTTGGTATGGGTATTAGGTCTATATTTATGCCCGAAGATGGCCATAGATGGGGTTGTTTTGACTATTCACAGCAAGAGCCAAGACTTGTGGTGCATTATGCTTTAGCGACGTTAGGAACGACTGGAGTAGCATCTATTGCGGACAGGTACGATGAGGCAGGTAAAAATCCGGATGATTTAGATGTTCAAAAAGCAGCAGACTTTCATAGTATGGTAGCTAAAATAGCAGATATACCTAGAGGACAAGCTAAAACTATTAATCTAGGTTTGTTTTATGGTATGGGTAAAGCTAAACTACAAGCACAATTAGGTGTTACTGATCAAGTAGCTAGAGATCTTTTAGCAACGTATCATAGTAAAGTTCCTTTTGTAAAACAATTGATTCACCACACAATGGACCGTGCTCAACAAAGAGGTTGGATTAGAACTATACTAGGTAGAAAATGTAGATTTAACATGTGGGAACCGGCAACGTTCGGGATGCACAAACCACAAACATTTGAAGATGCGTCCATGGAACATGGATCACGGAACATTAAAAGAGCATTTACATACAAAGC